CCACCGCCCTGGTCATCAAGAATTTCGATATCATAGTCAGCAACACTCAAGTTCATAGTCAATTGCGTATCTTTTAGAGCGTTCACCAATACGGGTTCTAGGATTCCACCTCCACCAGTAGCGCCCCAGCCCACAACTATTTTTAGTGTATAGTTCATGGGATCCCCAATCCTTCCTGCTTGTCCCAAGGATTGTAGAACCAGATCAATTATTCTATATCCTCCCTCAAATTCGATACCGTCTTGATCGAAGCCTCTTCTTGTTTTAAACAATTCGTTGAAGTTTTGAGCATATATCGCTAGCTTTCCACTTACTTGACGCTTAGCTGTATCGGGATTTGAGCCAAATAAGCTATATGATAAATATTCAATCCCTACTCCTACTCCTCGCTGTTCTCTACTGTTGAGCATATCTTGTAAATCGGTGATAGGATCGACAAATGAATTAAATTTTATTTCCACTTCTCTAGGTGGTTTACCTCTGCCTTGAGGATATTGCTTGTAGATTTTGATCATCGGTACAAGCTGTGATAATTGCCAATGTCTTATGGAGAGGAATTGTAATATACCTTTTCTCATCCTTAATTTATTCAACATCGTAGCTGAATCAGATGCAGTAACTTTGTGAATGTTTTTATATTTTATTTGTCCCCGATTGTCCAGTTCTCCAGAACCATCATAAAAAGCTGGAGAATGGGTCGGTGGCTTACTGTCTTTAACTATCTGTTCTAAATTAGATATTAAAATACATTGGTCATTTACATTTACTACTTCTTCTTTTTGTTTTTTTACTTCCTTTTCTGTTGGTCCATCTTTTTCTTCGCTTGGTTTGCCTTTTAACTCTTCAAGCGTTTCCTCAGTGAGTAAGAATTGCTCTAAGCCTGGGCACTTGGAGTCTGTGTTGCCTCCTACCGTCTTGTTTTGTACTCCCTTTTCGTCTAACAATCTATTGAAAGCAGCTTGCGTCTCACAACGCCAGATACCATCAACTCCAAATTTTGGAAGTATTTCACTTGGCTGGTCTGTTCTTCCTTTAGAATCTAGTTCATTGATCATTAAGATCTGAAGATCTCTGACCCTGGCATCGCCAAAGTTTTCGTCAATTGGATTATTATTGATTGCGTAACCTGTTTCTTTATCGTAAATAATTGAAGGATGCTTGGGGTCGTCAAAACCTGTGCCAAATCCAAAAGGTTCGGAGACGTCAATATCATACAAACTAAGGTCTATACCCTCGGGTACATTTGTAACTTCTGGCTGCTGTTCATTCGGGGCCTGTTGTCTTGCCTCTACTGGCTCTTTATCTGCCATCCTAAACTCCTAGATAATTTAGCACTTGGTCTAGAGGATGAGGAATGTAGATAATTTCACCATATGTTAAGTGACTCTCGGTGGGCTTCCGGTTATACCATGCTATAACCCACCACTTTGTAGAATCACCATAGTGGTCATACGCTAGTTTAAAATACCTATCACCAGTCTTCCAGACATGATTGATGACGGTCAGGGAAGGAATCTGTTCTTTTGTTATGTGCAGTAATTGTGGTGTCGTATACTGCATGATCCCTTGGACCCCTCTTTCGTCAAGAGTGTCTTGATACATTTCCTTTTGATTAAAAAACTTTGTTCTCCCAAAATATCTAGACATTTCAGCTATCTCCCGATTTAAATATTGCGTCCGAGTCACTTTGTGTCTGGGGGTGGTCATCTACCGTATTTGTGCCGATGATTGTGTTAGCTCTCTGAATACCAGCAGACCAGGGGAACAGGGCTGCGTCTGCACCCCATTCTGGTGCTGCATTAGAGGCGTTGGCTTTTTTGCGGTCGTTGATTTTATCTACATCTCGACTTCTTGGCTGACCGTTTCTCCTGTTTTGAGAGAGTTGTCTAGCCTCCGCTTTCTCCCACCCCAGCGTGTGTTGGTGGAGAACGTTAAATTGTACTGATAATTGAATTACTTTTGGGAACAATCTCTTGTCTGGATCGAAAAACCCTTCATCAAGTAGCGGATTCCAGTTATAAGAAGTGATTACTCCAAGCAAGCCTGAGGTTCTAACATCACCTCCTGGGCCTCTAGAGGCATCAAATATTAAGTTTGCAAACTTAATCTTGATTAGTGGGCCTTTGGACATAGTTGAGGCATTGTCAATTTTGGAGTATTCCGGGTAGAGCATCCTAGCCAAAGTAGACGTCTTAACTAAGTTTGATTCTGCATCTTCTAAACTAAAAGCTGGCACTTTCCAAGTAAGGCTGATGGTTCTTGACGTGCCTTTAAATGTTTGTATGGGATCTGGTCTGCCAAGAGTTTGTGTCCCTGCCCAGCCACTAGTGAAACTTTCGGAATATGTGGACAAAAAGGCTTTAAATGAAACAGTGGCACCAGAAAAAGTTTGATAAAACTCTAGAACTTGTCCTTTGGATTCAAGTACATCAGACGCATCATTGCTAAAAGATACCATTGTTATTGACCCCCAGATGTAATTAGGGCACCAATTTCTTGTGCCAGCTGCGATCTATCTAAGTACACATGCACTTGAATATTTGATAAAGATTCTGTTAAAGTAGTTTTCAGTTCTTGTCTTTCTCTTGCAATCCTTTCATCAATAGCGGTTGTATCACTCAGAACTTGTTTAAAATCGCCAAACAGTTCAGTAGCTGACCCCTGTACTCCAAGGTTTTTCATTGTATTGTCCATCATTTTAAAGAATTCAGCCAAACCATCTTCGGCATTTACACCTTTGGTGAGTTCATCGACTTCTTTTCTTAGGTTAATTGCTCCAGTTATAGCATTTGAAAAACCTATATCCTCCACCTTTGAAAAGGCTTGTCCAATACCGTCTACAGAGACTCCAAGTCTGGCCATGGCTTGGGCCATTGTTGCTGGGTCAGTTCCTTTCTGTATGCTTTGGAGAAGTTCAGTATCTGTTTTCGCAGCTTGCATTTGCAATTCGGACAGAGCATCAGTGCCGCCTCTAGCAAAAGAAATAAATCCTGTTATATCTGAGCCAAAACCAAGTAAATCAGCTAATACTCTTTTTAAACCTCCACCCATATTTTCTACGTCAAATCCAGATAATGAACCTTGTAAAAGTTCTATAGCTTTAGCTGGGTCCTCAAGGGCTGCTTGCACCAAATCTGTTGGCAAAAGACCTGTATCGCCCAAGAGTTGGTTTAATTGTCCAATTGTAGAGGCAGCACCCTCAAAAGTTGTAAACTTTTCACTCATCTGAACAAGCTTATTTAATTCTAAACCTGTGCCTTTAGACTGAGCTTGCAGTCTTTTAAACGCGCTTACAGCACTATCTCCAAAAGCACCAAACAAAGGTATTTGTGTCGCGAAGTTAGACATGACTGTACCAACATCAATATTTAATGTGTCGGCAAGTGCCTCAAACTCTCTTAGAGACATATCTATTTGTTCATCTGTTTGAGAAAATCCTTTTCTTAATCCCTGCACAATTGTAGTTTGATTCTCAATAGACGCGCCAAGTTTATTTAATATTGTTATTGTTTGTGCTATTCGTTGTTCTGCTGGTTGAATTCCGCCTAGAGTAAAATCAGTAAATCCACGGCTCAAAGCTAGAACTGACTGAGAGACATTTTGTGCGTCAACAGGGAACCCCTTAAGAGAATCTCTAATTTGCATAATAGAGCTATCAAATTCTCCACCAAAGCCTGTTGCTTGGTTAAAACTGATGGCGGCATTTTTAGCTTCTAAGCCGACGCCAACCAGAGAATCTTCAATAAAGCCTAAGTTCGCGTTCAGCAACTCAGAGCCTTTCTCTAGAGCAAAAACACTAGCCCCCAACTGCGCAAGCCCACCCCCAGCATTTTTTAACCTTTCTAGGGTTTCATCGTCAATGCCAAGCTGTTTAAAGCCGGAATTTACTTTATCTCCTACTTTGCCTTGGGCAGCTGCAACTGCATCAAAGCCATCTGCGATAGCTTGCTTTATCTCTTCTTTTAGTTGCTTAAAAGGATCTGCGGCGGCCATTTAGGTTCTCCAATACAATAAATAGTATGAACTATGATATTATCCTTCTTGTTTGTCTTCTGGCATTTCTCTCTTTTTTTGTTTAATCAGCCTTTTGACAAACCAATTCCTAATTGGAATAGGTAAGTTATAGGCCTCCAAGAAAGACCAGCCGCCGTAATACGACAAGAAGAAAAATCGTTCATAGACTTCTTCTATATAATTATTAGAAAGGCCAAAAAAATGAAAGTCCCAACGGCACCTCAAGGGCCGTTGTTTTGCTGCAAGAGGAGCAATGATAGTCTTGCTTTGTATCAATGTCTGGAGATACAGATGAATATACTTTTCTTATTTGTAAAGAGTCTCCTGCTGGGAGAGAGCCAATAAAAGAATTAATTCTACTCTTGTTTGTCTCACCGTTCACCGAGACAATGGCCATTTTCAAAAAATCTGTTCTTGAGGTTTCTGGTAAATTATTTTTTCTTTTTGCTTCTGAGTTCTTTGTTAGGAATTGTCTCTCTTTAACATTTAAGCTCTTTACCTCCACCTCAACACCACTGCTACGTAGTGTTAGAATAAAAGTTCCATTCTCGGTTAGTTCGATGTCCTCTGGGATAGATGTGATTGTAAAGCTGTTTAGATCAATGTCTGTCTCGTTTTTTGTGCCGCACTGTGGACAAGTTATGACGGAGGCATAGTCAGAACCATAGGCAGTGATTCTCGACGCCAGGAAGACAGCGTTACGGTCCCCAGGCAGTAGGGACTCGACATCAACATCGTCAACAATTAAGTTTTCCAATAGTCTATCGAGAACAACACCTCTAGTAATAAGAGATTGAGAAGATAGAATATCTTCATGCTTTGCAGTCATAAACTTTATTTCTATCTCGTCTCGCATGTAAAAAGGATGGCCTGGCGGATAAAGCCTGCCACCACTAGGAAGCACAACAAACTCTGTTGGGCTTACTGTATCTACCTGTGGTCTAGCTTCGTTTGCCACCTCAGGTACAAAAGGGGCTGGAGCGCTTGTCCTAGCCCGATTATTTCTTCTACTCAAAAAACACCTCTAGTTAAATATTACGACGACTGTCCAGGCATCCAGTATCTGTTCTTTGCCTCGCCCAAGATAGGTCCAGCCTCTGATGGATTTGTAGTTTCAATTGAAGCCCAATCATATTTAAATACGATTGTAATATCAGTTAATTCATCTGTTGCATAGCTAAGGTCGCCTCCATAATTAACATCTTGAATGAAGGCGTTATTGAGAGTCCAAGTTTCGACCGGCAAGCCCTCAGAGTCGATTTGAGTAATGACTACTGGCCCCAGTGCCTCTACAGCATTTTTTTTAGAAATCGTAGTTGTATCATTCACATCTACGGGAGGACGATAGCCTGACTCTCGTATAATCCTAGAGAGGTTAGCAGCAGCGTCAGGACTGACCGGGTCAACAAGAGTGACCGTAACGTCGTTCCACGTCACACTACCAGGATATTTAAACGTGTGGTTTAAGAACTTGTGATCAACAGAATTAATTGTTACTTTTGGCTTGGTAACACTTTTCGTATACCACGTAGCTCCATTAGGCATGTTGCCCATGGTTAACAAAAATCGAAATTTTCTTTTTGGTGAAACATCTGTTGATGTCCAGAAACCTGCTGCCATGAGTTGTTTTCTCCCCTATCTGTTATAAGTAGTTAATAATTTCTTTTTAATCGTCAAAAGAAGCTCCAGACCTTGTGATTACGAAATCAATCGCGATAAACTCAATTGATCTTGCTGGCTTCAGGAATATCTTAGCATATAAAATATTTCTGTCAACAAGATCAGAAGTTGTCGTAGTCTCATCCAAAATAACGCGGAACTCTGACAGGCCCAATCTTGCTTGGACCGAGCCAAGGAACTTATCTGCTTCTCCCTTAAACCTAGTCCATGTAGTTCTTACATTCTGGTCAAAAAGTACACCGGCTGCAATTCTTGAAATTCTCTTCTTCAAGAAGATGAGAAGTCTACGAACATTAATTCTATCCAAAGCACTTGGCGTTACTTGGAGTGTCTTTTGGCCGAATACAACGATGCCCTCATTTGGGAATGTAGCAATAGGATTAATATTTGCTTCGTAAAGATCATCTCTATCTTCTCTGCGCAGCCTTTCGGTTGTCGAAAGCACTGGGAAGCCTCCAGCGCCTGTGCTAAGTCCACCGCGCGTAAAACCTGCTGGAGCAAACCAAAGCTCTGCTCTTGCCTCTGAAGAGGCAAAGGTTCCGATAGCTATGACAGATGGCGGTACCCACAAAGAAGCGTTAGAGATATCATCTCTAATTCTTACCCAAGGATAGAATGTACAGCCGTAGCTTGTATTGATTCTTCTGTTTTCAAGAGAAGTAACAGCTTCTGACACTGACTTGACTCTATCGGCAAAAGCGTCTATCGTCTCGGTAGCAGGGACATACACATTCTCGATGTCAACCACTGCAAGGCAATCTGCACGGCTTTCTGCCACGGAAATAACGTGGTCGGTAATAACGGGCTGTGTTACACCTGGAACGGAAATCAGGTTAGCTTCCACAAACTCAGGATCCGCAACAGTGTCAAGCGCTCTCTTTACAGTATTGTAAGCATAGCTTGTATCTTGAGCGGCAAATTGTCCAATAGCCTCGTTATTAAAAGGCTCCTGCTCCGAGATATCAACTCCGTCAAAGCCTCCCCAGATTGGCATAGTGAAGCTGTTGTAGCCAGCGTTTAGCGTATTGGTATGAGAACTATTAACAGCAGAGATTGAAGTGCCCGCTGCTCTAGAGCCAGAGACATAAACACCACTACCACTTATATCGTCAAGAGTGAAGACAAAAGAATAATCAAAGCTAGTTCCCGGCACAAACACTCCAGTATCGCCCGGCGCTCCTCTTACATAGTCGGCATAGCCTGGATCAAATCTAGTAGAAGTCTTAGCAGTTGTAGTCTGGATGCCAAAATAAGCTCTAGTAGGATCTGTGATACCTCCATCAGTTGCGTTATCTCGCAAGGCGATAGACGGGAATTGGAATGATGCTGTAAATTCGTTACCCGAACCGTCAGCTATTTCTTGCATAAATCCAGTTGTGCTTATTGCATCAGCACCAAACCCGCCAGTCACGTTGAGAGTACCAGTTGCAAAAGTAGTGATCGTAGTGCTAGCGGTTGTAACGCCAGCGCCACTCAAGAATGTGTGAACACTGCCTGAGAAAACAGAGAAGTTCTTTGGCTTCACTGGACCATAGAAACCAAACGGAACAAGGGCTCGATTAGCTTGGCCATCCGAGACCAATTGATTCATCTCAACATAAACATATTTAGACTGATTGTCAAACTCGCCACGCTGAACTAATCTGCGCTCTGTCTCTCTCCACTCTAAGTATTTATCACCTATCTTCTTTGCCACATAGTTTTCTGAAGCTGGGTTCAAATTGCAGGCAGTGAACTGTTCAATAATCTCTGGGACGTTATCGCTGTCACCTGCTAGTCTAACCTCTACTGTGAACGTTCCATACCCATCAATATCATTTCTTGGAGCCTTGATATCAGCTATGGAAACTTTTAATTTCTTTGAAGCCCATTCAGCATGGTTTAGAGCTTTAATTTTAAATAGTGATTGTGTTCTAGTAGTAGCATCGAAGCCAGTATACGTTGTTGTTGTATCTTGGGAGAATACAAAACCTGTTTGTCCATCTTCAAATCCTCTTCTACGATATGCAAAGTTTGAAGCTTCTGTTGTGGAGGTGGCTAATGGAACAATGATTCCGTATACTCTCCCTGCACCATTATCGGTAATGTGTCCTCCGTCTCCAGTGTCGAGAGTTGCAAAACGCTCAAATGTTTCGCCTAGCCAATACTTATCTGATAAGTTTGTAATATCAGAAGCTTTTGTATGAGTAGCTCCTCTGCCACTTTGTACAAGTTGCGGATTTGTGTTAAATACTTTTCTAATGTACTTAGAAGAGTTTCTATCAAAATTGAATGTGGTTTTATACTCTGTATTACCACTCCCTGACACGACCGCAGTGAATTCAAGAGAATCTCCTGTTGAAGCGAAGAGTCCAAGGGCACCAGCATCCTCTGCTGTCCCAAGGCCGTTTGCTCCACTCAGGCCAACCGTAGCACCGTTTGTATAGAAGACAGCAGCCAATCTACCAGATCCAATATCAGCATCATACATGTTAGTCGAAGAGGAGTTAAAGATAAACATTCCAAGTGCTGTCTTATTCGTAGACATTGCATCAGAAGCGCCGCCTCCGGTGCTCCATCCCGCTAATCCGTTGCCCGTAGCTGTAGAACTGTCTGTTCCCAAAAGTCTAACATAGTTGACTGGGCCTACCCCAGATCTCAAATAGGCCATGGCTGCGTAAGGCCCATATGTTGGGCCAATATAGTTTCCATCGCGCCAGACATCATCCCCACGACCGCCAGGAATAGGATTACCATAAAACTCAATAAACTCTGATGGAGAGTTTATTCTAATAGGACGCATCGCAGGTCCGTGCTCTGCTCTGCCAATAATGATTGGTCCAACGTCTGGTAAGTCATTAGGAAGTTGAGAATTGTCAACCTCGTTAATGAACACGCCAGGGGATACAAATCTAAACTTTCTTTCAGCCATAGGGTGTAGTCTCCTAAATAGATATATTCACGTAATAAATAGTATTTTAAAAACGCAAAGCACTATTTTACTCTTTATAAAAGAGGGCGATAGAACGGCTAGAATCAAAGTCTGGGATGTCACCGACAATGACTCTTTCTCTCGGTATTTTAACTTCTACTGCATTTTCTCTCACAGAAAGTTTTGGCCTATCCCTATTAGAGCCTTCGCCAATTAAATAGCCAAGAACTTTAATCTTTATGTTTGTCTCATACATTCTCTCTTCTTCATTGAGTTGAGTAACATTGCTTGTTTGTGTGAAATCCCCTTCTATAAAACCCTCAAATGTATGGCCCTCGTGCTTCATTAAGAAAGCCCTAATTTGACCTGTTTTTGTAATAAATGGCGTAACAAGTTCATTTATTTGCTGTTGATACTCTGTTCTCAATGATACATTGTAATTGACAGTCACATAAGTTGGAACCGGGACAGAGACTGTTTCATAAACAACTTTGGCTGTTGCGCTAGAAGGAAAATTCTGTTGTCCAACTCCAACATCTGCTGCGCTCATCGAACCCTCTAATCTTGCAGTATCGGCATTTATAAAATTAGAAGTCTTGTCTTGTTTTATTCTTCTCGCAACAACAAGAGCGCCACCACGCTCATCATTAAACTCTGGAATGTGAGACCAGGCGACTCCTTTGAAGTTTGGATCTTTAGACATTCCTGCTCGTTCAATAGTGATAATTGGAAGCTTTAATACTCCGTGAGAATCCCTTAGGCCCTTGTCCCGCTTGATTTGCAAAGCTCTCTCGGCTGAAACCCATAGCACCGGGACCTTTTCCCAGCCTTTATTTGTTTGGGCTGATAAGTTTAACGTGTCGTTTATAAAATTATAAAAAGCTACATCTATAGTTTCTATTGTAGATGGCATAAAAGAAACTTCTTTTAATATTTGATTTGCATTTTGTATTTTTGTATATTTGCGATCAGGTGCCATCGAATAAACCCTCTCTTGCTCTTAAACATTTAGCTGATATTTCAAGCTTATGATCTATTTGACCATATATTAATTTAGGCTCTGAGAGAGAAACGATCTCGTAAAATGAATCTCCATATAAAACAAAATCGCCTTCTCTAATAAAAAGATTCTGGTCTTCTGTCAGTCTTCTTTTGTGAAAATGAATAGTCAAAGATTGAGTTTTATCTAAACCAATATTTTTACCATATTCGGTCTTTAAACCTTCGTACTCAATTAGAGCTTTAACTGCTATAGGTGGCAAGAAAGTCTTTTGTATTGCTTCTCCGTACAAATCGTGAAAGTAAGTTGATTCTAAATCAATTGGATAGTAAGCAATTGTTTGGCCCACAACTCTTTCAATAATCTCATCGTTAACTTGCTTAACGAGATCTCGCTCCTTCGCACCAGTGAAGAGTGGAGGAGGCGGAGCATCAGGTTGTGTCCATTTGTTTGCCATTTAGTTATCCTACAAAGATTGGTGAAGGAACTTTCTGAGATATCTTCTCTGTTGCATCCATAAGCTCTGCATCATTTTTTACAATCTGGAGGTAAGTGGTCTCATCTAGGATCTTCTTTAGTTCATCTACTAAAGCTGTCTTTTCAGTAGCAGCCTGAGACAGAAGATCGCTAGAGTTTAGAGTTACATTGTCCCCAGGGATCGGAATATTACCATTAAACTTTCCTCTGATTTGTCCAAGCATTTCTTTGCTCAGGGATAATGCGTATCTCCTAATCCAATGTTTTCCAATAGCATTGATACTTGAGTAGCCAATGTTATCAAATGGCAGAGAGTTAATATTGTTAATACCGTTGATACCAGTCTCTGTTGTGCCATCTTCCTCCCAAGCATTTCTCTCAACCGTAAACTTAACAAAGAATCTGTCTGTGATTCTATTGTCTGGTGGAGGATAAAGAGTAAGTTTATTGTTTATAATCTCGTAGGAGTAATGAGAAGTTCTTGTGTAGATATGATCCTCATACGCCATCGCCTGCATCTTATTCTGCCATGCAGGAATAATCTCAAATGTTGAATCATCTGCAAACTGGCCGTATGTCATCATATTACCGATAACATTAATGCCACCATAGTATCCAAAGAATCTCCACATAGCTGCTGGCGTCTTGTAGTAGACCCTTGTAATGCGTACTTTATTGTTACCTACCAGACCACTAAAGTCTACAGCGTTACCAGTACCAGCGTCTAGACCAGTATCGGAAGCACCAGAAATAATGTTTTGTAAATCATATGTTGGCTGTCCTAAGACCGTGTTGAAAGAAGCAGAATACTCTGTTAGGTTTCCTCCAAATCCAGCGTATTCTGCCAGGCCCTCTCCGACCTTTCTAGCATAATCAAAACGAAATCTGGGATACTTAAGATTTATCTTAGAACCATAGCTTGCGCTAGCGTCTCCACCAGTCATCTGTCCTTCATGATCGAAAGAAGCAGTAGCTTGTCCCAATACACTTGGAAGAGCATTCTTTGATTGGTGTAAGTTAATCTGGTATGAATACTCTAATACCGCTTCTTCATAAGCGGAATATACATTTGCTGTAGTTAGCTCGATATCTAGAACATCACCACCAAGCTTCTTGTAGACATAAGCTACTTGATCTGCAGCACCTGAAATAAAGTTTTCATCATATAGGTCTCCTCCCGTTGTGTAAAGGCCAATTGGATAATTCGTTGAATTACCAGCACCATCTGCTGTCGTGATGGTGCTTCCTGTAGACGGGAGGATAACCTTACTAGAGGTGCTAGCTGGTGTGAGATTGGGAAGTGCCATAGAGGGGTTCTCCTAATACATAGTAATTAGTTTGTTTATAGTAAAACCCCATATAGCTACTATTATTCTGATTGAGCAGGGACCTCAAGCTTCTTTGAGGTAGTCGTCTTTCTAGGCTTGCGCTTAGCTCTTGGCTTGCGCTTAGGCGCTGGAGCGGGGTCGGGCTCAATTACAACAGGCTCTGGCTCTGGTGTTATCTCTTCCGCAACATGCTCTGGGTCAACTACCAAATGTTCTGGCTCTGGTTCGACAGCCGGTTCTGGAGTTACCTCCTCAGGCACATCGTTTAAAACAGAGGCCAAGGATTCAACCTCAGCCTCTGCCGCCGCAATCTCAAGCTCTTCTGCTGCGGTAATAACTCCATCGGCCATAGCTTCTTCTTTTATTTCTTCAAGCTTAGCAAGTGCTCTTGCATATGGATGTGAAGCATACTTTCTACCAAACTTTTGAGGATAGTTCCTCATTCTCTTTTTCTTGCCCATGATAACTCCTTTTGGACATAGTAACTAGTTTCATAAATAAAAAACCCCCAACCGGATGGAAGGGGGGTTTTTCTAGCTTTTGAGCAGATCAGCTAGCTAGGGTAATCGCTGCATCACCATCGGTGCTGAACGCCTGCAATAGCCACTTGCTGCCAGTGCAGATGAATTCAAGGCTGTCTCCAGCTAGAGCCTTAGATGCTACGAAAGTCACCGAATCGGCTGCCGCATCGCTGCCCACGTTATCAGCGTTGGTGCTGTCTCCTAGTCCACCGTAGTTGGCTGCCACAATTGTATCCTCGTCTCCACTGGCGGCGGAGACAGTAACGGCCCCAGTCCCCTGGTCAGCGATAAGGACAAACTTGCACCACCACCCAGGACCGGCGTCAGCAATAGTTGGCAAAGTTATAGCAGAAACTCCATTCCCGCCTGCGCATGTAAAAACAGTTCCACAATCAGCGACTGTTACACTCAAAGTCTCTGCAGCTGCAATAGCCTGAATCTTCTTTCTATCGGCAAATGCTCTTCCTGATTTAGCCATAATTATATCTCCTATTATTATAGTCTTAAGGGGCATCCTGCCCTATTCACACTTATAAATAGTATGTTACAAAAGTAAAAGAAAAAAAAGCCCTGCCTTTTTATGGGCAGGGCTCAAGTCTTTTTAGACTTTAGGTCTTATCAGCTTGCGCCAGACTCACCGAGGAGACCACGGACAACAACGAGGCCGTACATATCAGGACGTACCATCTTCTTGGCGTAGCGTGTCATGACGCCCTTGCGAGGTACGAAGTCCTCTGTGCCAAAGATAGTTGGCGTCACCTGGAGCGGTACGTATGGAGCGTACACGTAGCCAGACTCAAGGAAGCTGGAGCCCTTGCGACCAACGAGGATGAGGTTACGTGGGAAGTAAGGATCGACGTAAACG